GTTGTAAAAATAGTCAATTCAAAAATATAAAAATTAAAGGACCTTGGACTCAAGGCACAGGAGTGAATAATGATCAAATTGGAATTTTAATGGAAGCCACTTCAACTCCGGTTACAACAAAAGATAACAGTTTTGAAAAAATTACAATCGAAGGTTTCTCTTATGGAATACTTTCAAATCATGATGTGGTTCACAATGTATTCAATAACACAACAATTGATACTTGTAGTTTCGGTGTAAACTTTGGTAGAGACACAGTCCTTGCTCAAGTGGCACAGGCAACAGGACCAATCAACAACACAATTACAAATAGCAGATTTATTAACATAAATCAAAACGGTATCTATGTTAAAGAAGGTAAAGGTAATATCAGTGAGAAAAATAATTTTGTCCTTGTAGGAAACGATGCAGGTGTTGATACAAGTCCAGTTCATGCTGTGATAAGATTTGATAGTAATGGTAACACATCATCAGCAGATTTCTTTGCTCGTACAGAAGCATTAATGGCAAATAGTGCTACACTAAATGGTGTTGCCTATATTCCAGAAGTGCAAGGAGTATTCAGTGGCACATTAACTTTTGCAACAAAATTTACAATTGGTCAACTTTTATCAGCAACAAGAGTAGCAAAACTTCCAGCAGACACTTCTAAACATTACAAAGTAGAATACACATACAACAGTTCAGTATTAAACGCATTCAGATCAGGCACACTAGACATAGCAGTAGATAAAAACGCAGACACAATCACACTAAATGATGAGTATGATTTTTTAGGCGATTCAGCAAACAACACAAACACAACTAGATTAAATTTTGCAGTAAGTTTATCAGACGAAGACGGAAATGCAAATAAAGAAACAGTAATCATTGAGGCAACTAATCCAACACCAAATGCAAACGACATCGCAACAATCACGTTCAAAGTTAGAAGTATCTCATAAACCAAATATTTTTTTTGGAAACTACGAAGAACGATTAATAGACTGGAATAAAATAAGAAACTATATTGCAGTTTCTGATGATCCTTTAAAATTACTTTCAGAAATATTTTTCTACTGCCCAAGAACCAACACCAAAACTGATTCATATGATAAAAGCACATGGTTAGACGGTTGGCAACTATTGGAAAGGAATCTGTATAATCAATTTGACATTTGCCTTCTATTATATTATACTTTAATATTATCAGATAGTATTTCAAAAAATAATATATTGATACATAATTGCTTTATTGCAAAAGAAAAGTCCAACAACCGTAAGTTTAACTACATTGTTGAATTGAATAACCAATTTTTAGACACGCACAATATGGCTATAATGAATAAAACAATGTTTGACAAAACTTACATTCTACATTATACTCATGATATAAGAAAATAAGATAAATATTGATTTAATTTAATAGGAAATAGAATACTAATGGAAGTCGCTGAACAAACAATCACAACAAATACATCAAATATAAAAGTACAAAAAAGAGACGGTCGTCTTGAACCGTTAGACATCGACAAAATTCACTTTGTGGTTGAAGAAGCCTGCGAAGGATTAACAGGTGTTTCTAGTTCACAGATAGAAATCAATGCAAACATTCAATTTTATGATGGCATTACAACTAAAGATATTCAACACGTGTTAGTTAAGTCTGCTAATGACTTAATAAGTTTAGAAAATCCAAATTATCAATACGCCGCCGCAAGACTTCTTTCTTATGATGTAAGAAAAGAAGCACACGGACAATACGAATACATTCCTTTATTAAAATTAATTCTAAGAAATATTAAGTTAGGCGTTTATGATAGAACAATAGTTGAAAAATATCACAAATCAGAAATTAAAAAACTTAATACTTGGATCAAAAGAGATAGAGATTTAGATTTTACATATGCAGGATTAAGACAAGTAGTAGACAAATACCTTGTGCAAGATAGAAGTTCAGGTGAATTGTATGAAACTCCACAAGATATGTATATGATGATAGCGGCAACTTTATTTGCTGACTATCCTAAGAAAACTAGAATGAGTTATGTAAAAAAATATTACGATGCAATATCACAATTTAAAATAAACATACCAACTCCAGTAATGGCTGGAGTGAGAACACCAATAAGACAATTTGCTTCGTGTGTTCTAGTAGACAGTGATGACACTCTTGCTTCAATTTTTTCAAGCGATATGGCAATTGGATTGTATGTTGCCAGAAGAGCAGGTATAGGAATAAATGCAGGACGTATTAGAGGTATTAATTCTAAAATTAGAGGAGGGGAGGTCCAACACACTGGAGTCATTCCGTTCCTTAAAAAATTCGAATCAACTGTGAGATGTTGTACACAAAATGGTGTGCGTGGTGGTAATGCTACCGTTCACTTTCCAATATGGCACCAAGAGATAGAAGACATACTTGTTTTAAAAAATAATAAAGGTACAGAAGATAACAGAGTAAGACGTATGGATTATTCAATACAGATGTCCAAAATGTTTTACGAAAGATTTATCAATGAAGAAGATATCACTTTATTTTCTCCACACACAGTTCCAGGATTGTATGATGCTTTCGGAACAGACAAGTTTGATGCACTATATAAAAAATATGAAAAAGATAAAAGCATTCCTAAAAAGACTATTGCGGCACAGGAATTATTTGCGGACTTATTAAAAGAAAGAGCAGAGACTGGCAGAATCTATATAATGAATATAGACCATTCAAACTCTCATTCAAGTTTTAAAGACAAAGTATCAATGAGTAATTTATGTCAAGAAATTACTTTACCAACAACACCAATCAAGTCAATAGATGATCCTAACGGTGAGATAGCACTTTGTATATTATCAGCAATCAATGTTGGAGCAATAGGAAACATTAATGAATTAGAATCTTTATGTGATTTAAGTGTTAGAGCATTAGATGAAATTATAGAAATACAAGATTATCCTGTGAAAGCGGCAGAGGTATCTACTAAATCTAGACGTTCTTTAGGTATTGGATACATAGGATTAGCACACTATCTAGCAAAGAACGGTGTGAAGTATTCAGATCCAAAGGCATGGGAATTGGTAGATAGACTTTCAGAAGCATTCCAATATTACTTGTTGAGAGCAAGTTGCGATATTGCAGAAGAAAAAGGCAAGTGTTCTGCTTTTGATAAAACAAAATATGCAGACGGATTATTACCTATTGACCATTACAAAAAAGAAGTGGACGAAATAGTTGTACACAAACAGAGAATGGCATGGGAGTCACTGAGAAAAGATATAGCAAAATATGGTTTAAGACATTCAACATTATCGGCTCAAATGCCCTCGGAAAGTTCTTCCGTTGTTAGTAACGAAACTAATGGTATAGAACCACCAAGAGCACTCCTATCAATTAAAAAATCTAAAAAAGGTCCATTAAAACAAATAGTTCCAGGTTATCCTACTTTAAAAAATGCATACACTTTGTTATGGGATATGGGATCCAATGAAGGATATATTAAAATTGTTGCTATGATGCAAAAATATTTTGACCAAGCAATATCTGGAAACTGGTCATATAATCCTTTACAATATGAAAATAATGAAGTGCCATTATCCGTAATGGCCCAAGATATGTTAAGTGCATACAAATATGGTTGGAAGACTTCATACTATCAAAACACATATGATTTCAAAGGTGAAGAGGAAGATTTACAACCTTCGGGTATATCAACTCAAAATGGTCACATTAATGGCGAAGCACACGTGAATGGTGAAGCACACGTGAATGGTGAAGCACACGTGAATGGTGAGTCCAAAGTTGAGGAACAATTAAAAGATTTGGAAGATGGCGAGTGTGAAGCCTGTACAATTTAGATTGACTAAATCACAAAAAATTAGTAAAATAAGATAATTAATACGTTATGGCGAAAACAGTTTTTAATAGAGAAGATATAGATTTTACAAAAGAACCTATGTTCTTTGGTGCAGATCAAAACGTGCAGAGATATGATGTGTTCAAGTATCCGCAGTTTGATAAACTGAATCAAACAATGCTAGGTTATTTTTGGAGACCAGAAGAGGTGTCTTTGCAAAAAGACAGAGCGGACTATGCCAGTTTCAGACCAGAACAAAAACATATATTCACATCTAATTTAAAATACCAAACACTATTAGACAGTGTACAAGGTAGAGGACCATGTTTAAGTTTCCTACCTTATGTTTCAAATCCTGAACTAGAAGGATGTATTGTTACTTGGGATTTCTTTGAAACAATTCACAGTAGAGCATATACTCACATAATGAAGAACGTATACGCAGATCCATCTGAGGTATTTGACACAATTTTGAATGATGATGAAATTTTAAAAAGAGCAGTATCAGTGACAAAAAATTATGATAAGTTTAGTGAAATGGCACAAGACTACACAGTCAAAGGCAAAGGCGATATAGATGAATTAAAGAAACAATTATATCTTGCAATGGTAAATGTAAACCTGTTAGAAGGATTAAGATTTTACGTATCATTTGCTTGTACATTTGCGTTTGGCGAATTAAAACTTATGGAAGGTTCGGCAAAAATACTTTCATTAATTGCTAGAGACGAAGCAACACATCTAAACTTATCAACACACGTCATCAAAGCATGGCAAAAAGGTGACGACAAAGGTATGAGTAAAGTTATCAAAAGTCTTGACAAGACTGTGATTGAAATGTTCAAAAAATGTGTTGAAGAAGAAAAGGCTTGGGCAAAACACTTATTCAAAGATGGTTCAATTATTGGACTTAACGAAAGATTATTAGGAACATATGTAGAATGGATTGCAAACAAAAGATTAAGAGCATTAGGTTTCGATCCACTTTATGATGTAGGTGCAAATCAAAATCCACTTCCGTGGACACAGCATTGGTTATCATCAAAAGGTCTTCAAGTTGCTCCACAAGAAACTGAAGTTGAAAGTTATCTAATAGGTGGAATCAAACAAGACGTCAAAAGAGGACAATTTAAGAAATTTTCTTTATAATGGTTGATTACAATACAATGAATGGACTAGAAGTGTTAGTTCACTTACTCACATCGAAAGATGGAATATTTCTTTGGGCAATAATGGGTTTTGGATTAGCAGTCTTCTTAATTAGTCTAATGGTAGACAAAAATGATGACAGCACAAAAAATATTAAACCTGAAGATTACAATGCCCAAATATAATTTAATCTGTAAAAACAATCATGAATTCGAAGGCTGGTTTGACAGCGAAAAATCTTATCTAAACCAAAAGAAAAAAGGATTGGTGTCTTGTCCTATGTGCGATAATATTTCAATAAGGCGAGCAATTATGGCTCCTAATGTCAGCAGTAAAACGAAAGCCAAAGGTAAAAAACGTAATCAAGCATTCTTCAATAATAGGTCAGCATTAAAACATTTAAAAACGTGGGTTGAAAAAAACTGTGAAAATGTTGGAGATAATTTTGCCCAGGAGGCTCGTAAAGCGTCTTTGGGAGAACGTGATGACCATATATACGGTAAAGCAACCGACAAAGAAATAAAAGAACTTCATAATGAAGGAATAGGAGCAATAGAAATACCAGATGTCAAAGATCACTAAAGCAGTTGTTTGGAGCAACGTTGGATGTTCATACTGTGAACAAGCCAAAAACTTACTCAAATCTAAAAACATTGAGTACGAAGAAAGAAACATTGCACATGGAACTTGGACTGTTCAGCAGTTGCAAGAAGCAGTGCCAGGTGCAAGAACAGTTCCTCAAATATTTGTAGATGATGCATATGTTGGAGGATACTCAGAATTAAAAACACTTTTGGAAAAGGAATCAAATGTCTGATATAACTGCCAATGATACCATATCGATTAAGTTAATGAGCGGAGAAGAGATTGTTGCTAGATTTCTAGAACATGATGCTGAATATATCACCGTTCAAAGACCTATGGCAATAGTAAACCTGCCAAGTGGAGTTGGTCTAGGACCATTCATGTTTACCGTGCCACAACATGGTGAATACAAGATAGTAAAGAACAATGTTGTTACTTGGGCAAAGACTGAAGTAAACATGGCAAAGAAATATGGTGAAGGCACAACAGGACTAAAACTATCTTAATGTCTAAAATAATAGGTATAGATGTTGATGGAGTATTACTCAAATGGGAAGAAGCATTTGACGACTTCATGATTGCACAAGGTTTAGAGAAGAAAGATAAAGGTCATTTTGACCTACGCAAACACTATCCAGATGTACCGGAAGAAGCATTAAACACATATATTTCTGTGTTCAACGAAAGTGCCTATATGAGATATTTAGAACCTATGGAAGGTGCTGTGGAGTATGTCACAAAGTTAGCAGAAGAAGGTTATAAATTTTCTGTTGTTTCATCGCAGACTTTGAACAAAGTGGCAAACAGAGCAAGGGAAGATAATCTTAAGGAAGTTTTTGGTGATGTATTTGAAGACTTCACTTTTTTGGAAACAGGTCAAGGCAAATACTTTGCTCTCCAAAAATTTGATATGGAAACAATATGGATAGACGATAAACCAGACAATGTTGAATCTGGCAAGGTTCTTGGTTTGGTACCAATACTACTTGACCTACCACATAATAGAAGTTATAATAATAAACAAATGAACATCCAACGAGCAAATAGTTGGAAAGACATTTATGATATCATAAAGGAGAAACACAATGTCACAAACACATGACGAAATAAAACAAGCCTTTGAAAGTTATATTGCTGAATCAGAAGCCTTCGAAACAAAAGGTGTAAAAGCGGCGGCGGCTAGAGCAAGAAAGGCTCTTGGCTTACTAGGTAAGGCAACAAAAGTAAGAAGAAAAGAAATACAAGAGAAGAAAAACTCTATGTAATCATTCCGAATGGTTGCTTGATTTTTACAGTCAAGCAACCGTTCTTTTCACATTTTTTATAAATATTATCCTAAGGAAACAAAAGAAAACATATGGCAACAGGTAAAGTTAAATGGTTCAATTCTGCTAAAGGTTTTGGATTTATTACACCAGACATAGAGGGCAAGGACGTCTTTCTTCATATATCAGCACTAAAAGCCGCAAACTTAAAAGAGGTTATGGACGGCGAAGTGATTGAGTACGAACTTAAAGAGTTCAGAGGAAGAGAAGTTGCTACCGATATCAAAGTTCAAAGATAATCTCCATTGACAGCAAACTGATAATGTGCTATGTTTATAACATGGCAATTAAAGTTAAAAAAGACAAAATGGTTATCACAGACTTCCAACACTATTGGAAAAGTAAAACTGACAAAGGTCATGAATTTACTTTCGCACATGGTAAGGAGTTCAAAGACGTTAAAACATTTACCATACTGGTTGAACACAACAACAAAGTAAGAAGCAAAGATGGTAGATGGTCTCCAGTCAAGTCTTGACAAACACACAATAATCTGTTTAAATACACTGTAGACGTTGAAGTGTGAGGAATAAACATTTAGGACGTCGGGGCAGTACCGACCACCTCCACCAAAATCGTTCACGCAAAACATATTAGGCAATATGCTTTACGGGGGTGATATAGGTTCGACTAGTGTCAAAAGGCGCATGGAGTTTACCAGTAGGATCTCTGTAAAAGGTCAATTATAGATGCTAACGCATTTAAACCAGAAGTGACAGTTCCAGTCAGTATATTTGCTGATGCGGAATTGGTTGCCGCTTAATAACCGGCCACTTGGCGGAGTAGGCTAGCCGGGCAACAGAAATAGTCAGGTGTGGGAGTTTCGGCTCCCACACTTTTAAACACATCTTATAACTTATATTTGTATTAAACTTTACACAATAACAATCTAAATATTATTGTGAAAGGAGTCTATTATGCTTAGACCCAAACGCAAAGTCACACTATTTGCAAAGTGGAAGAAGAAGGCTCCTAAAGTGCCTGATATCACCTGCCCATTAATAGATGATGTGCTGTCTAGAATAGATAGACATCAAGACAAGGATAAAGTCATCTCAAAGTATCAATGGAACTTAATTCACAAAAGAATGGAACAACTTCGTACTGACAATGAATTGTTAAGAGAAAGTGGTAGATATTGGTACGATATCTGTAAAAACAATTTTAAAATTATAAAAAGGTAAATTAGTATATGTGGAAAGTAATTATAATCATATGCACACTCGGAAATCCCTGTGTTGTAATGGAAGAAGATCCTATCAAATTGTATAAAATTAAAAGCGAATGCTTGGCAAATGGTTCTGCCAAGTTGAGCGATATCACCACATCATTTCAAAATTACGGTTTTCAGATAGAAAGTGCTGATTTGGATTGCATTCAGGACAAAACTGGCATATAAAAGTCAATAAAATAGCGGTTTTTTAGTGCTTGACCCTGTGCTCAAAATAATATATAATAAGTGTATGAATAAGGCACAGTCTAAAGCAAAACAGTCTGAAGTTAGAACTACAAGTTCTAAAGTCAAATCGTTTATTACAAAACTATTATTATGTTCTTTAGTTTTAGGACTAGCATATGGCTTTGGAACATTTAAACCTAATCCTTACATTGTAAAGAAAATTCAAAAAGAAGAAGATTTAAAAATGGTTCAATTAGCAAAAGAATTTGGCTTACATGAACCTGATTACACATACAAAGACAATGCAGGATTTGTTCTAGCAACAAACAAATGTATAGACTATCTAAATTGGACTACCGCTTCTGATCAAAGAATTCCAAGAGATATACTGGTTGCAATGGCTGTGGTAGAATCCGCTTATGGAACAAGTAGATTTGCGACAGAAGGCAATGCACTATTTGGTGTAAGAACTTGGGACGATAATGTTCCGCAAATGAAACCATTGGGAATACCTAATGCAAAATTTGGTGTAAAGAAATACAAAACAAAATGTCAAAGTGTAGCAGATGTTATTGATATATTGAATAGACATCCTGCCTATGAAGAATTCAGAGTTGAAAGAACAAAACAACTGGATTCAGGTGTTATTAACTATTCTAAATTGGTAAATGGACTTAAGGCTTGGAGCACAAACGACCAATATTCCATTATTATTTTGGATAAAATTAAATCATTGAACGCCAAAAAGTAGTTTGACAATCATAAATTAATCATATAATATATTAAGATGGGATTTATACAGATACCTTTAAAGAAAAGAATTAAACGCAAATTGGCTAACACAAAGTCTTTGCGAGAGGCCCAGGCAAAACACAGACAGTGGTTGAAGGAGAGAGGATTGGACAAGTTGAAGCCTAAGAAGAATACTAATGAACCTCTTACATTTGAACCTGTTGAAGAAAGAACAGGTGTGCCACTAGGCAATAAAATTCCTGTTAGTGGTGGTAAAAAGCAAGAGCCTATATTTTATTCGGGTAAACGTAAATTGATTGGTATTGCAACAATGCACAAAAGCAATCAGGTTCCTGTATTTGCTGACGACGATGATGTGTCTGGCAGAAAAGCGGCAACAGAAATTACATTAATGAAAGGTAACAAATGAACCTACTTAGATTTGCAATACTTGTAATAGCATTTACAATAATATTATTAAGTTATATTGTGTATCAACAACAAATTATGATTAATGAATTGTTTGGTGATATGACTGACTTAATGGAGATAATAATACTATGGTTAGAACAACAAGGAATAGTTCCGGAGAATCAGGGGACAGAGATATAGAAGAAGTTTGGAACTGGTATTGTTTCGACTGTAAATGGAGAGGTGCTCCGCAGGATCTAAAACAGGATCACGATGCAGAAGAAGGCTGGGTGTGTCCAGAATGTGGAAGTGAAAAGATTGAGGATTTAGGTTGGCATAGAGGAGACGAAAAATGGACTTAGAACACGGATTACTAATGTTTTTTATAGGCATACCTGCGTCAGTTCTTATACTGGCTGGTATTATAAAATTCATTGGCATGACAGAAAAACAAAACAAAGAAGATGAAGATGAAACTACCAACGATATCTATAAACTTTGATTGGCTTAAGAAAACAAAGTTAGTAGAATTGAAAGATATTGATATTAGCACTGATCCTGTTAGACCGGATCTGCCTGTTTCATGGAGAACAAATCATGGTAGAAAGATGTTTGGTCTATATCATGGAAAGGATTTGATGGCTGTGATGTGTTTCGCATACACGAATCAAGTACCAAAGACTTTGTATGAATTAGACAAGTTGAGTGAAGTTGCACATTTAGAAAGTATTCATAGAGTAGGACAACAAGGTAAAATAGCAATAGCCTACACGGTTTGGAGTCTTAAAAAGGGTGGTGGTAGAATGATTGTGAACGAAGTTCACAAAATGATTAAAGAATCCAACCATTTAAATAGATTAGTCACATTATCTCCATTGACACAGATGGCTGAAAAATTCCATTTACGAAATGGAGCCAAACTACTACAGAAGAATTTGTGGAGTCAAAACTTCGAATATTCATTCGATAACAAATAATTTTGGTAACATTACCAAAATAGTTCAACAAACACGCCAAAAATAAAGTACCAAAACACTTGACTATTTTTCCAAAATCCTATATACTATACACTTAAACAGAGGAGGCTTATGAAAAGGCACTTACAAATAATAATGGTATTAGCGATGGCATTCGTTTTATCTGCTTGTTCAGGTAGAATGGTAAACTTGCCAATCGAGAATACAAAGGCAAAGAAAGTACCTGCCTGGTATCTTGACCATGAAGACACTGGTAAAGAGGGTTGGGTATTAAGAAAAGGATATTACTATGCGGTAGCAGTAGCAGTATCTCCTGATATGGAAATGTCTATGAAGAAGGCAGTTCTTAAGGCAAAGGCTAAAATCACTGACAGGATTAATGGTGAGATGAACAATAAAACATCTATCATTTACACTGAAAAGGGTGCGCCAGAGTCTATGACAGGTGTAGTTGAGTCGAAAGACAGTATTGTGAACATGATTAAACAGACAGTTCTTAGAACTTATTCTGTGGACAGGAAGTTGACTATGTTCAATACAAGTAAAAACAACTATAGGTCTTTTGTATTAGTAAAAATATCTAAGAAAGATGTTGAGTCTATTGTAAAATTAGTAGAAGCAAAGAATTCTATTAAGTTATCTAGTAAAGTTAAAAGCACAATAGATAAAACTTCTGCAAAAGTACTTAAACAATCTGAGTAAGGATAGATTATGCTGAAACGAATCATATTTCTATCACTACTCACGGTTGGGATGGTCCTTGCATATCAATCTGTTGCAAGTGCAGGTGGTCCATGGAGCGACCAATATTGTAATGCACAAATAGAAACGGTCATTATAAAAAATACCAAAGGTGAAATAGTTGATAAGAAGACTGTGGAAACTATGGTGTGTGATGATGGTGCAAAGGATTTTCTAGCATATAGTGGTATAGCAAAAGAATGCAAAGAGTATTGGTTCGATATGTATATCGCAAACGAATGGATAAGGAAAAAAGGATATGTCTGTCAAAAATTTGATGGCTCTTGGGAAATGGTTACTCCTAGGCAGTAGTTTATTGTTAACTGCCTGTGGTACAACTAATCTAGAAAAGACAAAGAGTCTATCTAGTCAGAAGAGTGTAAGTCACAACTATACACACGCAGGAACAGGTGTAGAAGTGTGGTATAACTTTGTAAGAAACAATCTTGGCAAGTTGAGTAAAGAAGATAGAGCAAAGCAAGACAAAGCAGTATTCTTTGCACTAGACAACTTGGAAGAAGGCAAAGTGGTTAGTTGGCACAATATGGACGATGATACACATGGATTCGTTAAAATTGTTGCAAGTTATCCGCATGGCAGTGGTTATTGCAGAGTGGTGTTTACACAAATTAAAAAGAAGAGTAAAACTAGGGATTTTAAAGAAACAGCCTGCAAAGACATTGCCTATCAAGGCTGGCAATTTATTAGGTAATAGCCGATAAATATATAAACTTTAAGAGGAGTTTATATGTTATTTGGACTATTAACATTTATTGTAGCCTTAATCATATCAAGTGTAGCAATTTATTATTCTGTTGCGGGACTTGTGGCGATATTTGCCGCGGCGGCTGTACCAATCATCATAATGGGTACTGCCTTAGAAGTAGGTAAACTGGTCACCGCAGTATGGCTCCATAGGTATTGGAATCGAGCAACCTGGTGGTTAAAGACCTATCTATCCATTGCAGTGGTTGTATTGATGTTAATAACCTCAATGGGTATATTTGGATTCCTTTCAAAGGCACACGTCGAACAAAATTTAGCCAGCGACACAGTCACATCTAGAATAGAAATATTAGAAGGCAAGATACTTGCTGAGGAAAAATATATTGAAAGACAGAATCAAGTTTTATTAAGAATTCAAAACAAAGACGATAGTGGCGTAAACAGATTTAATCAAGATATTGCTATAGAACAAAAGAAAATAGATGATGCATATGCAAGAATAGAAGTGCTAGATGCTGATGTTGAAGCATTTACATCACGTAATAAAGGTTTTGGTGGTACTGGTAGAGTCAAACAAGGACTTGAATTGAGAGAGAAACAAGGTCCAGAACGTGAAGCACTAATGCTTAAGATTGAAAAAGCATCACAAAAGATAGACGAATTAAGAGCAAAGAATGATGCATCACTTGATGGTATAGAATCACAAATACAGATAGCAGAAAAAAATATATTTGATGCAACAGGTCGTATCGATGAACACCTATTAGCAATTGAACCTTTAAAAGGTCAAGTGATGAAGTTGGAGTCTGAGGTAGGTCCAATAAGATATATTGCAGAATTTGTGTATGGTGATGAAGCAGATAGAAACTTATTAGAAGAAGCAGTAAGATGGGTTATTATAACTATTATATTTGTATTTGATCCACTTGCGGTATTATTGTTAATTGCTTCGCAGTATACTTTCCGTTGGAGATACATAGACTCAGGTGGCAAGCCAACACCTAGTAAACCTACTCCACCTAGCACACCTAAGGCACCTAAACCTACTCCTACACCAAGTGGTGGTCAGAGTTTAAAAAAGATAGTGGAAAAACAAAAAGAAGTTACAAGTAAGCCAATCAGTCTATCAAAAATATCTAACGCAAAGCCTATAGTGCCTAAAGCACCAAAAGAAAAAAGTCTGCATGAAGAATTGATGGAAGGTTTTGAGAAAGAACAAAAGGAACGTGAAGCAGAAGAACAATTAGAAAGATTCAAACAAAGAGAAAAAGAAGAAAAAGAAGCATTAGAAGAAGTTGCTCGTAAAGCCAAAGAAGAAGAAGTTGATTACAATAAAGTTGAAGAACAAATTAAAACAACTTTAGAAAATATTGAGCCAGAAAAACAATATGAAACTCATCGTACATCAAAGCCTGGTTATGCGGCGGCATGGAAAGAGCCTGTCAAAGAGACGGAACCACCAATGCCATTAGAGCAATGGAATAAAATGATTGAAGAAGCAGAAAAAGAAGTTGCTAAAGAGGATCCAAAAAAAAAGACTTCAAACTACATAATGAGAGCAGAGACGGGCGACAAGCAAGTGAAGATAAAGGACAGGGTGGAAGAATAAAACCAAATCTTACTGAAGTTGTTTATCCAGAATCATACGTTCAAAACGAAGAACAATCTAGCAAATCACATTGGAAAAAATTGTACGAGTAATAGCATAATTATTTGTATGCCAAAATTAAATTTAATCACTGAGCCTGATAAGTTGTACAACGAGAATACAAGTATATTGCTTATAAATCCTGCCCAAAGTGTAAAGCATGACTTCAATGAGAGAGCCAAACAATTCGATAAAGATGTTAATGTTTATATGTTTGAAGTTACAGATCCAGATGATCAACAAAATTTAAAATGGTTGATTGATATTGCTAATGCAGTAGATATAATAATATTTGATATAGATGGTACTTTTAAAGATAGATGGCTGATAGGTTATATTTTAAATAAATCAAAGTGCTATTACATATGGAATGGTAGCAGTGCCTTTGAATTTAATCTTATTAATCAAAATAGAGTTTACGATTTAGAATTTTTACCAAACAAAATTAAAGAACTGGAGCAGAAATAATGCCAATGAAAGCCGATCTATGGTTTCCAACTGTAATATGGAATGATCAATTAAAAGATGTCAACAATGCTGAACTGAAAGAGTACGTTGAAAAACTTGCTGAAGAAGACAAAGAAGGTAAGGTAGCATCTAACTATGGTGGTTGGCAAAGCAAATCTTTCGAAATACTAGATCAGAAACCAGTATCAATAGAAAGGTTTATTCACGCACTCCAAAGATCCATAAATGAATGTACTAAGATGGCAGGTATGCCCGACCTTATTATTTCCGACTACTGGTGGAATATTAACTATCACAAAGATTATAATCAACCTCACAACCATAGAGACAGTATTTTAAGTGGAGTATATTATATAGATGTGCCAGAAGATTCAGATTCAAAGATACATTTTGATAGAGAAGATGAAGCACAATATTATCTTCCTAGATTTATGCCTCAACGTAATCAAATAACCGCAGTAAGAGCCACATATTCGCCAGTCAATAATGGCATACTAATATTTCCTAGTTGGGTGATCCATTACGTGGATGGAAATAAATCACAAAAACCAAGAATGTCTATGAGTTTTAATACTAGCATTGCGGCAACTGAGGCTAATAATGAATTGGCTAAGATGAATGGCTATCCACCATTGACACAAAATGAGTAGTGTGCTATTATGCTTTAAATGGCGACGTCTAAACAAAAACAAATCCTAATTGAAAAAATCAAGAATGAAAGAAAGTTTTATGAACTTAGGTTTGAAGCCTATGGTGGTGAAGCAGTAATGGGCCATATTACCAAAGAAGCATATGACTATTGGAGTAAGAGACAAGACAAGTTAGGACAATACCTTGCAGAGTATAGAGACATGAACTTGCTGAACAAAGTGCCAAAAAAAGCACAGTTGGAAAGAGATTGGTATGAGCATGATGATATTACACACGTGAGCGGTTGTGAACTGTCTGAAAGTTGTACTTTGTATATTGACCAATATGATAGAAATTTTAAATTTGAGGACACTATCCACGCAATACCTTTGGAATATGAAAAGTTAGGCAAGTATGGAATAAAATGTATAGAAACAGGATCATTCGATGCGGATCATTACGCAGTTGAAAACAAGCATTACCTATTTGGACAAAGTTTTGAAAAAGGTGCATGGCACACAGAAGAAAAAATTAAAGGTGGACCACACGGTCTTAGATTAAATCAACTACATCTTGAATACCAAAACATTGAAGGTTGGCCAGTGATATGCCATGTTGAATATGATGGATTCGAATATCATTTGACAGCAGATACAAGAGGCAAATCATTTACTCTTGAAGTCAGAAAAGGACATGAAACCAAACATTTTGGTAAAAAAGATACAAAAAATATATGGTTAGACTCTTGATTTTTTATAATCAGTTATTATATAATATAGTATCACAGTATGTGATAAATAAAAGTGTAAGTTGCTTGGATAGGACTTACATTAAATTAACTTGCTTAATAAGGAGGAAAAGCGATGACAAATAAAGCACTATCTATATTCAATCAATTAAGACCAGTAACCGTAGGATTTGATAACGTTTTCGATCACTTCGAAAGAATGTTTGATGACGATATCTTTAGAGCGCCTATGGCGAACTTCCCACCATACAACATAGTGAAAACTGGTGAATACACTTATGACGTGGAACTTGCACTTGCAGGTTTTTCTAAAGACGACATAGATGTAGAATACAAAGACAATATGTTGACTGTAAAATCTAAGGAAAAGGACAAGTCCGAAGCCAAAGATGCAGACGGTGTACTTCACAGAGGCATAAGCAAAAGATGGTTTTCAAAATCATTTACTATTGCGGATGATGTTGAAGTAAAAGGAGCAGAACTTAAAGATGGTTTGCTTAAAGTATCTATGGAAAGAATAATTCCAGAAGGTAAAAAAGCACGAACTATTGAAGTTAAGTAACTTGAATATGGTAGGGTGGCAACACCCTACCAAACTAAAATAAAAAAAATGGCAACAGATTTAGAAGTAAAAGTAGACTCGAAAGTAAAGGCACTGACAAAGGAACCAGAAAACTATTCAGTGATACTGTTAAATGACGATGTGACTCCAATGGACTTCGTTATTGAACTGCTAGTAAAAATCTTTAGGCACACACCAGAAACAGCAAAAGACCTCACAATCAAAATCCACAATGAAGGTTCGGCAGTGTGTGGTGTGTATACATACGAAATAGCAGAACAGAAAGGAACGGAAGCAACCAATGAGAGTAGAAGCAGAGGTTTCCCTTTACAAATAAAAATCGAATCTGAATGAGCCTAAAAGAGTTAACCAAAGAAGTACATAGACAAGCAGAAAGACAAGATTTTGTGCATGAGTTGATGTCGGGTAAGATGTCAACAGAAATGTACGCAAAGTTTCTTTGGAATCAACACGCAATATATAATTTATTAGAAGCCTGTGCAATGGCAAACAGTCTATTCAATGACTTTCCAAGTGTACGCAGAGCACCAAAAATATTAGCAGACTTTCAAGAACTTTGGAAAGAGTCTGAAAATCCTACCTTAACTGAATCCACTGAAAAATATGTAAGACACGTTTTTAATATTAAAGACGATCCTGAAAAACTAATGGCACACATCTACGTTAGACACATGGGCGACTTATCCGGTGGCCAAATGATAAAGAAGAAAGCACCTGGCAAAGGTTCAATGTACGAGTTTGATTGTGATATTAAAGAAACAAAAGAAATAATAAGATCAAAAACAAATGATAGTATGGCAGAAGAAGCCAAACTTTGTTTTGAATATGCAACTGAACTATTTAAGGAATTGTATGCCGAGAAAAAAAAGACTGACCAAGAAGTGGGATCTGATCAAAATTAAAGTATTAGAAGACGAAATAAAATATTTTAAAAGTTGTATAGAAGAACACGATACAGGACACATCTATACCACTATAGATGCATTAGAAACAAGATTAAAATTATTAAAAGGAATAGAAACTGATGATCCTTTCATATATCACAGAACGGATCCTAATTTAATATGAGTTATATTTGGGACACATTAATTGATTGCCAGGAACAGATAATAAAAGAGTTTGATTCTAGAGGCAAAGAAATTCAAGAAGAAGGAATGTCGCAATTTAATCAGCCTGATAATGGTTGGATTAATAGAGTTTGGCAAACAGAAGATTGTAGACGTTGTCATATAGATGTTGTTGATGCTAGGGCGTCTAAAGGTTTATGGATGATGCACGTGTGTATCTTTCCCAATCTAGATAATAACGGCCCTATATATGGCTTTGATGTTATTGCTGGTAAAAACAAAATGACAGGTGCTTTTCATGACTTTTCAAAAAGTTCAGGCGGTGAAGCACATCCATTGATAGATTGGTTTAAAGAAGCAGTTGAAGAATTTGTTCCTAGCAAAAGAAGAGAACTACCTCAATGGGCATTGAATATATTCAGTGGATCTATGATTGCGGCAGGAAACGTAAAAACTGACGAAGAAGCCAAAGCAATAGTTGATCTTGCAGTTGATAATTTAAAAGTTTATTTTGACTGTATATGCGATTACAGAGGCACAGCCAATAAAGAAGAAACAATAGAAGCACAAAACTATTATTGTCATAATCAACAACAAAATCCACACACTCCAAAGGTAATGAAATCACTTGGATTGAAAGAAGAAGATGTAGAACTGTTCTGTACAGATGCATTGTTTCCAAAAATAAAATAAAAAAATCAAGTAATACGCCTTTTCTAATTGTTTGACACATTTTATTAATTGTGTTATTATAATAATATGATACACACAATAGATGATATTAAAATTAAATTAACTGCCATGAAGGTTAAAAGCATGGAAATTGAGAAAGCCATTGCAGAAAAAAGACCTGAAGAAGAAATACAGTTCCTTACAGATGAACTGAAGCAAATGGCAATGGAAATTGCTAAAGGGTAATGTTAGTTAATATTACAGGTGGTACCAAACACCTTCGAGAATTGGCAAATAGTTTAGTCGAATATTGTGCCACACATTTATTTCCTAATAATCTTAGAAATAAAATCACGTTAGACATTGAATTTTCAAGAACCCTTTATAAGGAAGATGGTATCTTAGGTGAAATTGATTTTGATGATTCTAATCACCGACCAAGAGAGTTTACAATCACTGTAGACTGCACAGGTTCCAAGCGAACTGTAATGGAGACCATCGCACATGAAATGGTACATCTCAAACAATACGCCAAGGGAGAGTTAGTGGATTTAAGCAGATGTGGATCCACAAGATGGCAGAACAACTTGGTGGACAGCCAGACAAATTACTGGGACCTACCCTGGGAAATTGAAGCACACGGGAAAGAGTTAGGACTTTTCATAAGATGGGCAGAGGCAAAAAACCTAGCAAAACACAGTTGGACCCAAGAAAAAATTTTATAAACTACTACTTTAATTAATTACTGGCACTTTTTCAGAGCCAATTTTTAATTAAATAGTAGTATGAAATCCAAAAGACACTACAAGATCAAAATCAAGAAAGCACTTGAAAGAAGAGGGGACGAGGAGAATTACTACCCGACTGATGCTGTGGCTGTAAGATGGTACAACATCCTTAATCAATCATTGTTTGAAGACAAACTAACACGTCCTAAATTGATTGTTAAAAGATTAAGAGGCTGTAAAGGTCAATTACATATGGACTGGGACGCAAGGTATTCTAGAAAAGGCACCTGCAATCAGAATCATATTCCATATCATAATCCTACATTCGGATACGTGATTGAGTTACATCATAGATTCGAAACATGGAGAACATTCATAGAAACACTTGCACATGAAATGGTCCACCAATGGCAAGTAGAAATCCTTAAGGACCCAACTGCCAATCACAACAAAAATTTCTTTGCTTGGAGAGAAAAATTTTCAAAATATAAAATGGATTTAGGTTTATAAGAAGTTAAAACCTATATTTATCTTAATCCGGTTTAGTCAGATCATCTAGGGTGATTATGTGGGATTTTGGAAAAGTTCTTGTACCGTTTTCAGGTTCTTCAATCACACTTTTTGGTTTCAGTCGCGATTGCTTCTTGAACTGTTTATTGGCTTTCTTCTGCTCTCTTCGAATAAATCTGTCAGACTTTTTAGCCATATAAACATCTCCATAATAATACTTATTTTAACCTTGACTTTGTAGCCAAATAATGTTATATTTTAGCATATTTGCAAATAACTATGTCAAAAAAAGATAAAACAACTTTAGATGAAGCAGTCAGGCAGGAAGGTGACTACGCACTAATTTTTGATAAGCAAGGTGAACTTGTCAGTTTATTTGTACCAGAAGAACTATCTTACAAACCTATTCCTGTAAACATCAAAGAAATCTGTAAGCATATGTTAAATATTGATGTGGAAAAATATCAGGAAAGGAGGTTGCATTGAGTTTTACAATAGAAGTAAGAAATAACAATGTAGAGAAGGCTCTACGTGTTATGAAAAAGAAAATGAAAAGAGATGGCATTTTCCAAGAATTAAAAGATAGACAATACTATCAAAAGCCAAGTTTCAAAAAACGTGAAGCAAAGAAAAGAAGATATATTAATATTAAAAAAGCAGAAAAATTAAGAAGAAATTTTTTATAATGTACACATGGTTAAATTGGTACGTACCAGATGAAAGAGTTAAACACTATATTGTTTTCATGGTATTAGGACTTTTAGTGTTTCCATACTTTTTCTTAGGTATAAGATTCACAATGTTTGGTTATCTCACCAATCTGTTATTATTAGATGCATTATATTATTTTATGTATAAAGTTCAAAAAAAATATTTAGACGATAAGGATGACAATGGAAACAATTCATTTTGATGACAAGTGTACAATTGAATGTACACGCAACGGACAAAAGGTAAATGCTGATATTCTTACATTTAAGGAGAATCAATTTTTAAGTGTGGTATTTCAAAAGACAGTTAAATTACAATTACAATATAACAATGAAAAAAATGTTTATATTGGTAATATGAGTGGACTCGAATTCATTACAGAAGGTCCACAGAAATTTGTAAGTAAACATGGAAGATAGATCATGGCAAAAATTTGTGTAATAGGTGCCGGTAAAATAGGCAAAATTGTAAATGCTTTTTTAAAGAGAGAGAAGCACGAAGTATTTTTAATAGATGCAAATACAGAAATTAAAAATGCAATTCATATAGATGCTAATGACGAATCAGCATTAACAGAATTTATAAAAGACAAAGACATAGTGGTTAGTTGTGCATCTTATGATGCCAATATTTCAATAGCAGATGCCTGTGCGGCAAATGATGTTGCATACTTTGATCTAACAGAAGATGTTGCAGTATCAGATCACATCAAAGGTTTAAAAACTGAAGCATTCATGATGCCACAGTGTGGACTGGCTCCTGGTGCAGTAAACATTATCGCGGCTGATCTAATAAAACAATTTACTAGAGTTGATAAGGTTAAAATGAGAGTAGGTGCGTTACCTATGTTCACAGCAAATAGTATGGCTTATTATCTTACATGGTCAACTTCAGGCTTAATTAATGAATACATAAATGACGTTGATATAATTGCTGGAGGGAAGGCAATTAAAGTTCAGCCATTAGACGGATTAGAACATCTATATATAGACGGAAACAAATATGAAGCATTTAACACTTCAGGTGGTGTTGCTTCAATGTGTGATACATTTAAAGATAAAGTTAAGACTATGAGTTACAAAACAATTAGATATCCTGGTCATCATGCAAGTATGAAATTTCTGTTAGAAGATTTAAACTTGAAACACAATAAAGAAAAATTTATTGATTTATTTGACCAAGAAGTTCCTTACACAACCAAAGATGTTGTGGTAATGTTTATCACAGTAATTGGAATGATAGATGGCAAGTTGCAGGAAAGAACTTTCCAGAAGAAAATTTATGGAGATAAAACTTTAAATGCAATACAGAGAACAACGGCTTCAGGAGTTTGTGCAGTTGTACAAGCATATTCAGAAGGCAAATTAGAAGGTTCAGGTTTCCAGAAACAGGAAGAAGTTCCTTTTGACATATTCACTAGCAATAAATTCGGGAAACTATATGAACAGGAATGATTACGATAGCATTATAGAAAGAGCAAAAGAAATTCAAAAAGAATGGCGAACTGTACCAGCACCTAAAAGAGGTGAAGTAATCAGAGTCTTTGGCAATCATTTAAGACAAGACATTGAGAAGATTGGTACAGCCATTATGAAAGATGCAAAAAAGATACACGCAGAAGCAATTGGTGAAGTGCAAGAGGCAATTGATATGTGTGATTTCGCAGTAGGACTTTCAAGACAGTTGTATGGTTTGACAATACAAAGTGAAAGACCAGAACACAAATTGCAAGAAGTCTACAATCCATTAGGAGTTGTGGGTGTAATTACTGCCTTTAATTTTCCTTGTGCCGTTTGGGCATGGAATCATTGTATAGCGATGGTGTGCGGAAACAGTGTGGTATGGAAAGGTTCACCTAAAGCAAAAAATGTAACAGACAGTTGTAAAGAGGCATGGGATAAAGCAATTAGCGAATGTTTCTTTCCTGATGAAAAATTTAAAGATTTACTACAAATAGTTGACGGAGATAAAACTGAAGCAGAATGGATGGCAGATGATTCACGAATTAATTTATTAAGTGCCACAGGTTCGACAGCAATGGGCAAAGCATTGGCTCCAAGAGTAAGTGCAAGAATGGGCAAAGCATTATATGAACTAGGTGGTAATAACGGAATGATAGTGTCAAAACACGCAAATATAGATTTAGCAGTAAGAGGAATAGTATTTGGTGCAGTTGGTACGGCAGGACAAAGATGTACTACGTTGAGAAGATTAATTGTGCATACATCAGTTTATGATGCATTAATGACAAAACTAAAATCTGCTTATGCGAGTTTGCCTGTTGGAGATAATTTTAAAGAAGAAACTTTGGTAGGTCCACTTATAAATCAAGAGTCAGCAGACAAAATGCAATCAGCATTACAACAAGCAAAAGAAAAAGGCTACGCAGTTCATGGTGGAGAAGTTGTAGAAGGTTGCACTGTGAGACCAGCAATAGTTGAGGCAACTGAACAATGTGATTTAGTAAAGACTGAAACGTTTGCACCAATTTTATATGTGTTAAAGTACACTGATTTAGATGAAGCAATAAGTATTCATAATGCAGTTCCGCAAGGATTAAGTTCTTGTATATTCACTGATAGTGTGCAAGAAGCAGAGACCTTTACATCAGCAGTAGGTTCTGATTGTGGTATTGTTAATATTAACATTGGACCAAGCGGTGCGGAAATTGGCGGTGCATTCGGTGGTGAGAAAGACACTGGTGGTGGACGTGAGTCTGG